TTTTTAACTTCATATTCTCTATCACAAGTAATACAGGTGCAATATCCATTTTTAGAATTAGAGTATCTAATATACTTGCTAAATACTGCATCTAAATCTTTTACTAGTTGTGATTTTGTTTTAGCTTTCATAGTACAAATGTAAGCAAATTTGTTTATACTTAAAAAAAAATAAAAATAGTTATCTAGTTTTTGTAACTTTTTTATATATTTGTCGTATAATTATAAAACGGATGCGTCCAAGACTTGCAAAACCTAATAAATATGGAAGTTGCTCGGATCAGGTAAAATTAGAATTGTTCTTTTTCTATAGGGGGTTTTTCTTTCTTTTCTTTTTCTTTTTTACGCTTTTTTCTTTTTCTTTTCTTTCTTTTATTATAATTACTTACAATAAACTAAAATACTTTCTAAAGCGATATACTAAATAAACAAAAATAATAACTAGTAGTAATAACAGATATTTAAAATAACTTTCTTTCTTAATTACTTCTTTAGTTTTAGTTACAGTAATAGTTTTAGTTACATACTTAATTACTTGCTTATATTTAACATTATTTTGTTTAGTATATAAAGTGTTATCTTTTTTCTTTTCGTGTCTTAAAACAGCATTAAAATAGGTATTACCATTATAAGTAAATGGTTTTAAAGTGTCTTTAGCAAATACAGTTAGTAAATCTGTAGTTATATCGTATTTAATAGTAACATTACTACTATCAGTTAAAGTTGTAGTAGTTTCTTTTGAAGTTTCTTGTTTTATTTCTGCTTTATTTACAATAGCTTTTCTGCTACCACAACTAAATAAAAATAAACTAATAATTAATATATAAAGTTTTACCATCTTTTTTTATTGCTTTAAGTACTTGTTTTCTATTTTTACCTTTATTATAAGAAACGTGTACCCAGTCAGGGTTTTTATCTGTACCAAACTCCCAAATCATTTGATCAAACTCTAAATGCTTTTTAATATAATCAAATATATCTTTATTAGTAAAACCTGTAGTAGCTACTAAATCTAAAGCTTGACCTTTATTGTGTTGTGATGTTTTAGATCCACCTACAGCTTTATTTAACTTTTCACTTCTATAACCACTTGAAATTCTAATTGGTTTACCTATACCATCTCTTAAAGGTTGAAATATATTATTAGCTATTTCAATTAAATTTCTTAAATGCTCATTTGTAGGACTATTATCAATTCCTTTAGCTTTTGCAGTATTAGAATGTATTAACTCCTGTAATGTTAAATTTTTAGTAATTATCATTTTAAACTATCTATATCAGTTTTAACTTCTTTAGCTCTTTTCATTAAGTTTTTAAGTAACTTCCAAATATCTACATTTAAAGCTTCTTCTATATTTTCTTTAATTGAAACTAATTCAATAAATACTAAAATAATAGCTATTAACTTTGTAAATAAAAACTGAGTGCTAAAGTGTAGATTTACTAATTCATTTAAAAGGTATTTATCAATAGTGTATAAACTAATAATAGATACTTGATAAAGTAACATTTTAGAGATAACATTAGAAAGTTTACGAGATCGAATAGACTGCAATCCGTTTAACTTTATACTCTTAAAGATACCGGTAAATGTATCTAACATTATCCCAAATGCCACAGCAATTAAAAGTCCTTGAATAGGAGCAAAAAATAATACTAAACCTGTAAGAAAATAACTAAGATATGATTTCATTTTCTAAAGTATTTAAATCTGTTTCTACTTTAGGTTCGTATCCTGCAAAATAATGTTTTGGATTATTAACTGTTATTTCGTTTTTACCAAAATCTATTTTGTTTTCACTCATAATATCAAAGTGGTAACCATCTGCATAAACAGGAGCAGTTAATGGTTTAAGTTCATCATCTAAAGTTCCATTAACTAAAACAATTAAACCTAATTCAACTACAGCTTTAATACCATCACCGTAATTTAAATATTTTAATTTGTTTAAATCCTCAAGCTCAATGTAAACTCCTTTTTTAATTAAGTCTATAATTGCAGCTTCTTTATCTGTGTATTTTAATTTGTATATATTCATTTTATAAAGTTGTTAATTGTGCTAATTCAGCATTAGTTAAACGAGTTTTCCAAAGTGCAGAAGCATTTATATTTTGTCTTCCTATATATTGGCTTACATCATATTGAAAACCGAAACTTGTTAAAGTTCCTGATACCGAACCACTTGTGTCTGTTCCTACTTGAACACCATCAGAATATAAAACAAAATCATTATTTTTATAAGCAAAAGCAAATTTGTGCCTACCATTTTGTAAACTTGTTGTCCAAACAACTAAACCTGTAAAAGTAGAACCATTATTATAAGCTCCAATAAGTCCTGCAGGCGTTATTTCTATAAACGCAGAAGAAGTTCCTTTAGCATATAATAAAACAGGTTCATTTATTTGAGCAGATATATTATCAATATTAGTATCAATAAACATCGTACCCTCTGTTTGCCCTATTAAAGAAGTTATTGCACTTTTAGAAATAACATCAGCATTACGAGTTACTGCAGCTGTAGTTGTAGGTATATAAGAAGTAGCGTAAGAACCTAATTCTAATTGTATACCTGATATTTTAAAAGTTTTAAGCGTTTGACTTGAGTATCTAACAATTCCAAAATATCCCGGAATACCATTACCTACAGTAGTTGCACTTATTCTATAAATATTATTACCAACTAAAGTAACTTTTAAATTATCAGGAGCAATAGCACCTTTAGCTACAAAACTAAGATTGCCTAAAGAACTATTAACCCCTAAAACCGGTACTGAATTATCATCCATTTTAATAAAACAAGATATTGTATAAACTTGTGATAAAGTTGTAATTGCAGTTTTATAAAAATAAGTTAAACCTGTAGATGGTACTTGTATTGAATTAGAAAAACCACTAATAGAAGTAGATGCATTTGTACAATTATCGCTTACGTCATAAGTAGCTAAATTTCCCTCACTATAAGTTAATAAATTTGTCCTCTGTGGCTCTACTAATATACTAGGGCAACTTCCGTTTGTGTAATCAATACGAGGTACGTTATTCGCAACGCTTTCAATTAATCCGCTTGCGTTTACTCTCGTTGCCGTTGTTGCTCTAGTAACTGTTAAATCACCACTTCCATCAGTAGGAATAATGCTATATAATTTTGATGCTTTCGTTCCGTTTGGTGTAATTACCAAACTTGCGCTTTCAAATAAACTCATATTAAATATTTTCTATTGTATTAATTAAACATTGTTTTGCTTCAAAAGTACCACTATCAGTATCTATTCTAGCCATAAAGTCAATTACCGATTCGTATTCATTACCTAGTAATTCAGTTTCGCCACTCCAACTTACAGCGTAAACACTACCCCAACCGATATTATTATTTATAGCACCTTGACCCCAACCTATATCGTTGTTGTTTACACCTTGACCCCAATCTATATTATTTGCCATTTTCTATTTTTTTTAAAAACAATTCTAGCTTTTGTTTATTTTCTTCTTTAGGTTTATAGTTACCTACTTTTTTTCTTTTTTTCTCCATTTACAAAACCCAAGATCCATAAAAATTATTAGTATCAGGGTTCATATCATCATTTGAATTAGAATTATATTCTGGGAACTCTGATTGTTGAAAACACATATAATCAATAAAGCGTTGTGTATAGTGTTCTGCTATATCTCTCTCTTTTTCTACTAAATAATCTATTTCGTTTTTTTCTACATTAGTAGAGTTTTCCGAGTTATGTTTGTAAACACCTTTATTAGCTATTGTATAAGCTGCAAAAGGTAAATAGTGAACCATACTCCAATGAATTAACATTGGTTTAATATAGGTAGTTAAAAGCGTTTTATACTTTAAAAACTCTGCATCGTTAATATCACCATCAATAATTAAAGTTTGAAACTTATTATATAAATCAGTTCCTAAATAATTTTGAATAGTAATATCCTGTGCTATTTTTATATATTGAATAAAATCATCTACATCTAAATTTCCATTTAGTATAGTAAACTTTTTTACATCCTCTGTACTTATTAATAGTGCGTAAGCCATATCTATTTATTATAATTTGGGTGGTGTCCGTTATTTGGCATATCGTAAGGCTTCATAGATACTTCTTTCGGGTTTCTTACTCTATATCCGTATTTTTCAGCTTTATTAGTAGAAATAGTTGTAGCATTAGGGTTAGTTACATCTATATTTACATTCTCAAAAGAAACATAAGTTTGTCTTAACCATTTGTGCTTACAATTAACTCCACCTTTGTAAAGGAATAAATCGTAATTATTACCATTGTGTCCTTGACCTGGATTCACTTCATTAGAAGAAGTTTGTTTGATATCTTCTTTTCTGTAAAGTTTATCAGCTTTTAACATTCTATTGCAAAATTCTCTTTCCCCTACTAAATCACCACTATATTTGTAGCGTGTAATGAATTTAATTCCATCAATATTTTTATCTTGTGAAGATTTTGAGTTAGGTCTTGCAGTAATAGTAGAAGCTAAATCTAATATTTTAGAAAGTAAATTTTTATCTTTTTTACTTTTTTGATTTAAAAAATCTATTTCAGCATCTAATTCATCTTCTAAATCTTGGTCTACTTCGCTTTCGTCAATTAGTACCCATTCTGCACCTAAAGTTTCACCTTTGCTAATTAAACTATCTGCTATATCCACAGAAGTATCCTTATCACTTGCACAGCATAATTTAGACATTTTGATACCAGTTTCTTCTTCGTTAGTTGTAGCATTAGCAGTATTAACATCGATAAAATCTAAAGGTTGTATTGTTTTAAAATATAAGTTTAATGATATACCATTAACTGCTAAAATAACATCTAAGGCATCTATTATTTCTATTTGGTATGGTCTTATAACAATATTATCAAATAATCTAGTTGCAGTTTCAATTTCATCAGCATTATTGCTTAAACCACCACCTGTATCTCTAATTCCTAAAAGCATTGGAGAAGTAATTACCATTTTCCTCTCTTCTC